AATTTATTAGAAGCTCCAGAAAATGGAAGCACATTAGGTAGGTTGCTATAACCATTAGCTGATGGCACTACATTGGTAGCGACTGTCGCTCCCGCATTTTGATACGGTGGTTGGTCGGGTAAAAATTGTCCTAGCTTAATCATTGTACATTCCAACTCTCAGAGCCTTCAGAAACAACAGTCCATATTTCTGTTCCCTCTGAAACCTCTGACCATGTTTCGCCTTCTTCTGTTACTATAGACCAGTCTTCGCCTAAAATCTCTACATCTGTTTCAGTAAAATTAACAACCGCAGAAAGTGCAGCAGCACCAATAAACTCGCCAGTGGCAACGGCATCCATAAGCGCCTGAGTTGCTGGCGTAGCAGAGCCAGTTGCAAGAATACCACCAGCGACAGTCATCGTGGCTGGGCCAGCTACCAGAGATGCACCAAACTGAACTCGAATACCATCTGCGGTAACAGTAGCAGTAACATTTATGTTACCCGCGCCAAACTGTATACGTATACCCTCTGGTGTTACCGTGGCAACGGCAGAAGGTGTCGCAACGCCAAATTGAATCCTAATAGCAGAAGAAGATACAGTTGCGGATACAGAAGGTGTAGCCTCACCCTCGCGCAGGGCCAACGTATTCCAAAACGCAGCATCAAGCGGTTGATTTGGGATTTGCTCTAAATGACCCCAGTTATCAAGCTGCTCAAGATTTGGCCCTACAATATCGGCCATAACTAAGCTGCCGTAATGTCAATACCTGATGCAGCAATCTTAAAGATGTCACCGTCAGCGATGGTTTTTGAGGTAGTCAGAGCTGAGTGGAAAAGCAGGTTTCCAGAAGTCGATGCGTCCCAAAGACCGATATGGGTAATCGTTCCAAAGTCACCACCAGAAGCAGCGGGGAACTCAATAGCGCCGCTGTTAGATGCCGTTCCAGACGAGGATGCAGCAAAAGCAATGGTCTGACGTGCATAGCCGTTGCCGCTTACCTCTGTGCCTGTACCAGCATCAGTTGGGTCAGCGGTGTGTAGCGCAACATAAACATTTGCTGGCGAAGACGTGCTAGACGTTCCAAGAAAATGGTCGAGAAACTTGTTCTCAAGGTAATCACTCATTGCGCTCATGTTAGTTCTCCATAGTCAGATTTCATTTGAAGAGCAGAACCAGCTTGTTTACTGCGCTCTTCTTCGCGCTTAACTTCGTCAATAGCCCGTGTAAACAACTGCTCATATACAGTCGTTTTTTGGTCATCCATTAGATATACACTAGCAGAGGCTAAAGCGCCATAGAGATATGCGTCTGGGTGACGAGTTAAAATTTCATTCGTTGTGTTACTGTCTGAAAGGTCTGGTATGCCTTCCATATACACAATCTCTGCCGTGTAAGCAGAATCAGGTTCAGGGGCAAACTTAATCTCGCCACCAATAATTGTATAAGCGCGAGGCTTGCCCTGCGCGTTGCTTGCATAAAGCTCATCAAGTTTTGCTGGTGTGTAATACTCAAGAACCTCTTTTGGGGAGGTGTTTAGCTTTACAAGGCGAATAGAGCGTAAGTCAGTTGGCAAAGATACATATGCGTCACCGCCTGTGAGTGTGGCTGTCGCCCTTTTTTCTTGGCTACGAGCGTTCATCTCACGAGACATACGAGACTCAGCAATAGAGATAAAATCAGGTATCTGCGCGGTCAAATCATCACGAGCCAAGAAGTTGGCGATAGATGTCTTTAGCTCGGAGTAATTTGTGATTGCCATTATACTGTACCGCCACTGGTTCTAAAAAACCGATTATCGTATTCGTTAAGCCACTTTTTCCAACCAGTAGGGTTATCCTTTGGCTGGCCTAGCTCTTGGATTAGCTGATGATACAACGCTGTGGGTATTTCCGCAACCTTCTGTTGGTGACGCTGTGTGTTGCCAATCAGCGAGTTTGAGCGGTACTCATTACGCTCTGCTGCGTTGCGAGAAAGCAAGGAGCTAACATCCTGACTGCTTTCAAAAATAATCTTTCCGCTTTCGTCAAAATGCGCCCACGTTTCTTTCCCCGTGACCGCATCTTTTTGTACAAGTTTCTTCTTCATCTTTCTCCCCTAAAGTGAACGGGGGTAGCCGAAGCTACCCCCTCAACACTTACGACAGGTCGTAAACAGCGCCATGCGCTTTTGGTGCTGAAACTTTGAGTGTCCATTCCGTAAGGATTTGGAACTTCTCAGAGTCACCCGTTTTCGCCATTTCTTGTACGGCGAAGTTACGGTTTGGCAATGTGCAGATTGAAGCGTAGTCACTGTCCAGCAGGTACACGCGGTCATCTGAAGCAAAGCGGTCGATTACAACGTCGAGCTGACCGAAATCGGACAGATACAGCGAAACCGACCCAACGATAGCTGCTTCACGAGGAGCAGTATAGTTGATTTGGTTGGTTGCAACTGAACCGCTGTTCAAGTCGCTGAAGGCGGCTTTCTTAGCAGGAGAAACAACCAGCATGTTCGGCTGACCACCATCGGTGTAAGCAGCTTGCATTGCAGTGTCGATTTGAGCCAGAGTCAAAGCGCGGTTCGTGCCTGACATATCAGGAACATCCGTGCCGTCACCAGTAGCAGCAGAAGTGCCAGAGGCATCATCTACGTTGGTAATCCAGCTTGACAAAGTACCAGCTTTACGCGGGTCAGAACCACTACGGGCTGTATCTGAGTGCAGATACTTCTCGATGTCACGACGCAGCTCAAGACCTTTCAGAACTTTCTGATAGGCGGTTTCCTTGTCGCGGCCTGCTTTGTCAACAGCGTCCAGCGTACCAGAAACTTGTGCATCTTTTTGCGAGATTTGCATGTAGTTGCCCAAGCGAGTGGTGGCAGTCGGCGTATCATAAGTAGCGTCAGCACCTTCGTTCTGGTAGTTGGTTGCTGAAGCAGCAGCCAGTTCTTGTACTTGCCATTCGACAAATACGCCATTTCCTGTCTCTTTTTTCAGAGCAGAAAAAATGGGTGTTTCTTCGGGGTCAATTCGCGTGATTACGTCGCTTAAATCTTCCCGCTCACCAACAGCGTTGGTAGTAGTAAAAGTAGCCATTTTAAGACCTCATTCTCTCAAGTAATAAATCTACAGCAGCATCTTTGCTGCCAGTTTTGTTTAGGCGTTCAAGTGCCTGTTTATTACGCTTTGCGTTACTCTGAGCTTTGGTCGTTGGTTTGCCTGACTTGGTTACCTTAGGAGCTTTCTTTACTTTCTTTTGAGCTACTGGCTTTTGAGCCATAAGCTGGTCGTAAAGATAAGCCTTGCGAATAGCAAGGACACCACGAGCATCTGCAATGTTAGAAACCTCTTGCTCGCTAAAACCCAACGTGCGTTGAGCATAGCTGACAATCTCTTGTTTCTGTTTTTGTGCAACTTCAGGGTCTTTCCATTCTGGTAGAGCTTCTAGGAGTTTTTCCTGTTGCTCCGCCAAAAGGGTCTGACGTTGCTGCATTGCCTCATGTTGCTGCTCTTCTTGTATGCGCGTCTGTTCGGCTTTTACTTTTTCCATCGCTTCCTTACGGTCACGTTGTGCCTCACGTTGACGCATATACTCCATCGGGTCTTCACTGTAGAGAGTATCCCAATATTCTTGGGGTTGCTCACCAGCAGTATCCAACTGTGCTTGCAACGATTGCAAAGCCTGAGCGTATTGCTCACGCTGCTGCGATAAAGCCTGTGCTTCTGCCTCTGAGGTTTTGCGAACCTCTGCGGCTTCCTGCATACGCTTTTGTGCAGCCTGCTCCAACTGATAAGATTTGACAAGTTCGTCTGCGCTGACGCTCTTCTCTTCACCATCAACCTTCACAGTGTAGTATGACTCTTCGTCTAAGACCTCTTCGACCTCTGACTCGTCAACATCATACTCTTCGTCATCATCCTCATATTCCTCATCAGCTTCGGATAGCTCTTCTGCGTCCTCTGCCTCAAATTCATCTTCAGATGTCGCTTCCATTTCATCGGTTTCAACAACCTCTTCAACTTCAGCTACAGGCTCTTGAGTATCTTCGCTTGCCTCTTCAGGGGCGTTGGTATTCAAGAGAAGGTCAACAGCTTGACCTTT